TGCGGGACAAATTATCAAAACCTTTTTAGCCCCACATTCCAAAGCCGCTATTATAGTTGAGGTGGTCTTTCCTAACCCCATATCATCCGCTAGAATGTATTTCTTATTTTCTACTAATTTTTGAATTGCTTCTCTTTGGTGAGATAGTGGTGGTCGATTAGAATACTTATCAAAATCTAAAACAACGTCTTTCACTGTGTTGTCTTTAATCATAGCCGCTTTTGGAATCCAAAACTCGTTGAGTTGGTCTGTTTCAAAAAACCTACCCCAAATGTGATATGCCTTTTCCTTTTCAGCTAATAGTTTTTCTACCCAAATTTTTTCGGGAATTTGGTGTAGTAATTTATCGTCTGCAAATTTTTGAGCAAAGTAAGCATCGAGTACAACCCATTTTTTTGCGACTTTGGGTTGTTTATCAAAATTGTTTATTATATATTCAGCCTGACTTCTTGTTGGGTAAAACTTTTTATTCACCTCGGATTTTCTTTTAAGTTCCAAGATGTAGTTATTAGCCCCGCTATAGGTTTCTAATAATGAAATTGCTTTTGATTCTAAAGTATTCGACAAATTAAATTTTGTTAAAATTGGACACCATTTCCATAATCAATGAAAAGTTCTTCACCAACTTGGATTTTTCTCAGAGATTTGAAAACAAAAACGTTTCTTTCAGTGTCTGATTCCCAACTTACGTTCGGCATTTCACTATGGTTGTAATACGACCCGTATCCTGTAACCAAAACATGATTCACCCAATTTTCTGATTTAGGCCAACAAAAAGCGTAATTTTGGAAAAAGGGTAATTTTTCTTGTCTTCGGTGTGGGAAGAGTAAAAATGGGCAAGTGTCAATAATTTCATTATATTGTATCTCTTCGGAACAAAAAACACCCAACCCATGAGTTGTACTGTCTTTGAGATATATTTTTTTTGGTGGTCTTATTTCCATGGTTTATGAAAAATTTTTGCTTGTAATATAATAAAACTTAAACTATTTATCAATATATGCAAAAATTAGTTCCGATAACAAGATTAGGTAAGTTCTTTGGTGGGGAAGATTATTCTTTGGATATTGATATGGGTGAGGAGTGGTTGATTGGTGATATGAACTTCACTGTTGTATTATACAGAATTGATAGATACAAAACTAAAACTGATGATGTATATGGTGAGGTACTTGAGGACGGCATTCAATTTATGGCACCTGTTGAACTTAAAGGTTTGGTTCAAATATTGGCACCAACCAACAAATTGCTTGGTAACTCTAGGGTAAAACAACAGGAACCTGGTAACATGAAATTTTCTGTTTATCAAAAAACTTTGGATGATGTACAAGTCGAAGTGAACATGGGAGATTATTTAGGGTATTATGAAACGGAAGACAGAGTCAGATATTACACTGTAATAAATGACGGAAGAGTAAAATCAGACAATAAACACACATACGCTGGTTACAAGCCTTTCTATAGAACAATAGAGGCAACTTGGGTAAGTGAAAACGAATTTAGAGGAATATAATGAAATTGATAATTACAGAGTCACAATTTGACTCATTATTTATGGGACAAAGAGTTATGGTCTACTATAACTTGAACAGGGAGACATTTTCAATTTCATATTTGGGAAAGGTTATAATGCATGCTGACTACGTTAGATTGAAAGACGTTGAGTTCAGAGTTAGACCAGGTGGAAAAGAAAGAGTTAGAGATGAGAAAAGAAAAAATGTACATGCTTTTGTCATAGGTACACTTTTGGATTTTTGTGAATTTCCTTGTGATAGAATTGAGGAACCTTATAGTGATTTGATTGTGACCTATAATCCATATGTGAATGATACATTCGTACTCAAAGGTACAGACAAGCCAGTTTATTTTGCAGAAGAAGTTGAAATGGTGAATATGAAAAATAAAATTTACATAACTCAGTAAGATGCCATTACCTAAACAAGTTAAACCAACTTTACCGTTAGTTCCAAAAAAAACTTTGTATTCTAGAAGAGAAGAACTTTTGGAATATATAAACAAAGATGGAACTTATTTACCAAAGTCAGTTTTACATGCGGACTTAGACAGAGGTATGTTGGACTTTGTTAAAAACGAATTGAAAGTAGTGACCGCTGGTAAGACAATCCCTGTTTTAGATATTATACTCACTACACAAAACTGGTCTCAATATGTTGAAACTTGGAAGTTTGTAGATTTAGATAATAATCCTGAACCTCCTTTCGTTACCGTTGTAAGAACCCCCGAAGTGAAGTACGGTACCAATCCGGCTCTTAGATGGAATATACCGAATAGAAAACAATTTTATTATGCGTCAGTTCCCACTTGGGATGGAAACATGCAGGGTATGGATATATACACAATCCCACAACCCGTTCCTGTAGATGTTACTTATTCTGTGAAAATAATTTGTAACAGGATGAGAGAGTTGAATCAACTGAACAAAAATGTTTTACAAACTTTTGCATCAAGACAGGCATATACTTTCATTAAAGGTCAGTATGTTCCTATAATAATGCAGAATATTTCGGATGAGTCTCAACTCAATATTGATTCTAGAAAATTTTATATTCAATCATATGAGTTCATTATGTTAGGATATTTGATAGACGAAGAAGAATTCCAAGTCAAACCCGCCATACAAAGAATGGCTCAGGTTTTTGAAATTGATGGTAGTAATCTTGGTAGGAGAAGAGAAGTTTGGCCAAAGTCACCACAATCATTCCCATCTGAACTTTTGTTTGTTGTGGGTAATACAACTTTGACCGATAAAATTTATTTCACCGCGGACATGAAAATTATAAATCTCACGAACGTTGACTCTTACGATGTTTATATAAATGGTGATTTTTATGGAACGAACGTTCCTTTGATTCAGGTAACCAACCAAGATATACTGGAAGTAATTGTTGTAAAACTTGATAATACTAAAGATGCTGTTATAGGTTTGGAAAACAGTCTATTTTAATTCTCTCCGTATATATCTTTCTTTTCTTTACACTTTTCTATTATCAAGTTTTCCAAAAACTTATAAATTTTTATTCCCCTTTTTTCACAATAGGTTTTTAGTAAATCGTGGACAGCAGGGTCTATTTTGATATTCTTTATTTCTCGTTTCTTTTTCATGGTAGAAAAAAGGTAGAATTTATTCTGCCTACTATCAAATAGATATTATAAATCAAAGTTTTTTCATAATTATTAGAATATTTATCAGTAAAATAAATCTGCAATAGAATAATTTAATAATGGCAACAGCACAAGTAAATCAAAAAGTATATGTGTCACCTGGTGTCTACACTTCTGAGACCGACTTATCGTTCGTAGCTCAGAGTGTGGGGGTAACAACATTAGGTCTCGTAGGAGAGACAATAAAAGGTCCAGCATTTGAACCCATCTTCATTACAAATTACGACGAGTTCCAAGCCTATTTCGGTGGCACTGAACCGGTAAAATTTGTAAACACTCAGATACCAAAGTATGAAGCTGCTTATATAGCCAAATCTTACTTACAACAATCAAATCAACTTTTTGTTACAAGGGTATTGGGATTATCAGGTTATGACGCGGGTCCTTCTTGGTCAATCACAACTATTGCAAACGTAGACCCTACAACCGTTGACTCAACCGGTACGACTTCGTTTACAAATACATTTACAGCAACAACGGCTACCGTGACTGTTTGGGGTAACACCTTCCCTACAGAAGTATCAAATGATTTTACAACTCAATATATCTTATCTAATGGAAACACTTCCACTTACCAAGCGAGTTTAGACAACTATATACAACAAGTCTTAGGTGATAACACTTTGAGTGCAACATCATCTTATTTTTATGGTTCTGTACCTGATGCAGATTATAATAGTATCACATCAACTTACAGTAGTACTAACAATGCGTTCGGAGTAAATAATTTAAATTTAGCGTTCAATGACCTAAGTTCATCGGACAATGATACATGGTTCTATGCAACATTTGACCCAGGAGCTAATAATTCTTATGATGGTTATTCTTGGGATTTCTACATAAATGATATACAGGATATTGGTTCAGGTACCTTTACAGGTTCTGTTTCAGGAAACATATATAATTTCTCGGGTACTGCTTATCCTGATTATAATAACATGGTTGTTGCAACCTTGAGGTCGAGAGGTATTTCTTTATATACAAATAATTCAGGTCCAAATCATGGTCCAATATACGAAGTTACAGGTTCGACAGACTTAGATATGATTTGTACAAATCAATATTCAGGTGTCACACAAGACCCATTTGCAACTTTCTTACTTAGTGGTGTAACAAGAGATGGTAATACATTTTCATTTGAGAATTCATTACTTACTACCTCATCACAATTTATCACAAAAGTTTTAGGAGTGAGTAACTTTGATAAACCAAGATTTGAGACTCCTATTTTTGTTGAAGAGTTGTATGCAGGTTCTTTAGAATATGCTTACAACCAAAGTTATATCCGTGGCTTAAATTGTAATATGGTTGCTTTGGACTCGGCTAGAAGTTTGGCTTCAGATTCTATTGCTTGGAAATTACAAAGATATCAATCACCAAAATCACCTTTCTTAGTTTCAGAACTTAGAGGTAATAAGGTTTATAACTTATTTAGATTTATTTCGATTTCAGATGGTGATGCGGCTAACACAGAGGTGAAGATTTCAATTGCAAATCTTTCTTTTGACAACATGACTTTTGATGTTTTGGTAAGACAGTTTTTTGATACAGATGCTAATCCTATCGTAATTGAAAAATTCCAAAACTGCGTTTTAGACCCAGCAAGTAATAATTTTATCGCTAAAAAAATTGGTTCTCAGGATGGGGAATACGCATTGATTTCAAGATATATTATGGTTGAAATGGCTGAGAATGCTCCAGTAGACGCACTTCCTTGTGGATTCAATGGTTATTCTCAAAGAATCTATGGAAGTACAGCGGTTCAAGCACCAATGATTTTCTATAAGACAAAATACAATTTCCCTCAAGAGGTAGTTCTTGACCCACCTTTTGGTTCTGCTGCAGGTGGTGCAAATACGGTTACTTCTCCTGGTGACGTTGTTCGTAGAACTTATCTCGGTATGTCATCCTCTTACTTATTTACTATTGAGGATGCGTTCTTGCAATACTTAGGTCAAAAGAATCCTGTTGTTGGTTTTTGTACCGCAACTGAATCGGCACCTTGGAACGGTTTAACTAAAGGTTTCCACTTGGACTCAGGTGCTACGGTGGTGACTATTGGTAATGAGTTCACAACAAGTGGTCAAACAGCATTCGAATGTGGTGTTGCTGATTTCACTTCTAATCCAAGTAGTCAGGATAATCCATATTATTTTATTTACTCTAGAAAGTTCACACTTTGTATGGCGGGTGGTTTTGACGGTTGGGACATCTATGAAGAAAGAAGGACTAATGAAGATAGATTCGCTTTAGGTGGTACTGGTTACTTGGCAGGAGCTTGTACTTCGGCAAGATATCCAACAGCAACTGGTTTCGGTACTTTCAAAAATATCACCGTTGATGCTGACAGTCAGTCATTTGCAAATACAGACTATTACGCATATCTTCTTGGTATTCTTACTTTTGCAAATCCAGAATCTACAAATATAAATGTTTTTGCAACTGCAAGTATCGATTACGTTTATAACCAAACTCTTGTAGAAGCAGCAATAGATATGATTCAGTTCCAAAGAGCTGACTCAATTTACATTGTCACTACCCCTGACTATAACATGTTACTACCAGATTCAACAGACCAAAATCAAATCATTTACCCACAAACAGCGGTAGACAATCTTGATAATACAGGTATTGATTCTAACTACACCGCAACTTATTATCCATGGATTTTAGTAAGAGATACTGTGAATAATACACAAATCTATATCCCACCAACAGGTGAAGTATGTAGAAACTTAGCTCTTACAGATAACATTTCTTTCCCATGGTTTGCATCGGCTGGTTACACAAGAGGTTTAGTAAACTCAATCAAGGCGAGAGTAAAACTTACTCAACAAGATAGAGATACACTTTATCAAGGTAGAATCAACCCAATTGCGACATTCGCTGACGTAGGAACTGTAATTTGGGGTAATAAAACCCTCCAAGTTGCTGACACAGCTTTGAACAGATTGAATGTAAGAAGATTGTTGTTACAAGCTCGTAAGTTGATTTCAGCTGTAGCAGTGAGATTGTTATTTGAACAAAACGACCAAATCGTAAGACAACAATTCTTGGATAGTGTAAACCCTATACTTGACTCAATCAGAAGAGATAGAGGTTTATATGACTTCCGTGTTACTGTTTCTTCTTCACCTGAAGACTTGGACAGAAACACTCTCACAGGTAAAATTTACCTTAAACCAACGAAGGCTTTGGAGTTCATAGATATTGAGTTCTTTATCACACCAACAGGTGCTTCGTTTGAAAATATATAATAAAAACGGGGGGTCCAAAACCCCCCACTTTTTTATTACCTAATGAAAAAAATATTACGAGAGGGAATAAAACCCGAGGGGACACCAGATTTAAAGTATTACGCATTCGATTGGGATGACAACATTGTCCATATGCCAACAGAAATCTATTTGTTAGATGATGATGGTAATGAGGTTGGAATGAGTACTGAAGATTTTGCTGAATATAGAAGTAAAATAGGTAAAGGACCTTTAAAATACAAAGGGAGTACAATCGTTGATTTTGCTCCAAACGCCTTCAAGGATTTTAGAGTGGATGGTGACAAACAATTTTTGATTGATGCTATGAAAGCTAAACCTGGTCCAGCATGGAAGGATTTTGTAGAAGCGGTAAACAATGGTTCGATTTTTGCGATAATAACTGCTCGAGGACACAACCCGAGAACTCTTAAACAAGCAGTTTACAATTATATAGTTTCCGATTTCAAAGGAATAGACAAAAACCAAGTAATTAAAAACTTAAAAAAATATAGAACCTTCGCAGGAGAACAGGATATGACTGATGAAGAACTTATAAAAACATATTTGGAGTTAAATAAGTACCACCCCGTTTCTTTTGGTGATGATATAGGTGCCACAAACCCCGAACACGGAAAGGTAATTGCGATGCAAGAATTTGTAGACTATATAAAAGGGATGGCTGCTTTACTAAATAAAAGAAGTTTTCTTAAAATGGATATTGTAAATAAGTTTATTCCAGCAGTACCTACAATTGGCTTTTCAGATGACGATTTAAAGAATATAGAAGTAATGAAGAAAGCTTTTAAAGATAAACCAGAACTAGTAAAGACTTATTCAACAGCTGGAGGAATCAAAAAAGAAGTAAAATAAAGATGAGTTTTTTAAAATAAAAGTAAATAGAAAAAATTTTCACTAATACTATATTTATAACATATAAACACAGAAATTAAAATTTTTATAATATGGCTGATTTACTGATGAAGATGCCCTTACCCTACGAACCGAAACGGCAGAATCGATTCATTTTAAGGTTTCCTTCTAGCATGGGTATCAATGAATGGTTTGTTGAATCTGCTTCAAGACCCTCAATTAAAATAAATTCAACCGAAATTCAATTCTTGAATACTTCAACATTTGTTGCAGGTAGATTTAATTGGGATGAAATTCAGGTAAAATTCAGAGACCCGATTGGTCCGTCTGCGGCTCAAGCATTGATGGAGTGGGTTCGTTTACACGCTGAATCAGTAACAGGTCGTATGGGTTATGCTGCGGGTTACAAAAAAGATGTTGACCTCGAGATGTTGGACCCAACAGGAGTAGTCGTAGAAAAATGGATTTTATACGGAACCTTCCTGACAAGTGCTAACTTTGGTTCATTAGCGTATAGCAATGATGCTTTAGCTGATATCACATGTGGATTGCGTCCAGACCGTTGTGTGTTGGTTTACTAATAGTATTTAAATTAAAAATAAAACTTGTATATTTAACCGTGGAGACATAAACTTCACGGTTAAATTTTTTTTATGCAAGACCAAAGTAGAGACTATGGACAACAAAATTTTTCATTACCTCACGATGTTGTAATACTTCCATCAGGAGGTAAGTTTTATAAAAACAAAAAAAAATCAGTTAAAGTTGGGTATTTGACAGCGTCGGATGAAAACATTTTGATGAGTAATACAAGCGATATTACTGGAACTTTATTGAGAAATAAAATTTACGAACCTGATATTAAAATAGATGATTTATTGGAAGGGGATGTTGAAGCAATTCTTATTTTTTTGAGGAACACATCATTTGGACCTAACATAATGATGAATTTAATTGACCCACAAACAAAAAAACAATTCGAAGCTAATATTTCGTTGGAAGAGTTGAATATAAAAAAACCACTTCACGAACCAAATGAAGACGGTAGTTTTACTACAACTCTACCTGTTTCCAAAGCACAGGCGAAACTAAAATTGATGAATTATGGAGAACAAACAAATCTCCAAAATATTTTCGATAGTTACCCCCCAACAAGACCAGCACCTAAAATCACTCTTACTTTACAAAACCAAATTTTGGAGATAAATGGAAATTCTGATAAAGCTGAAATAGCTAAATTCGTAGAGTCAATGCCAATCGCGGACTCAAAATATATTAGGAAGTTCTTACAAGATGCTGAACCAAGATTGGATTTAACCAAACAAATTATAGCCCCATCAGGAGAAAGACTAACAGTAAACGTTGGTTTTGGGGTTGAATTTTTTCGCCCTTTCTTCTGAGTATAGAAAAGGACAATTAGACGAATTATATTACTTATCTACGTTGCTTCATATAAGTTATTCTGATTTTATGATTATGCCCATTTTCGTAAGAAAATATCTTTTAGATAAATGGATTGAGACTCATCAAAAGGAGTAAAATCACAATTACTCTATTTATAATAAAACTAAAATATGTTTTTCCAGCAAAGTGGGGCGGAGAAAGCGCCGATAACCTCAGAAGATTTACAAATTGCTAATAGATATTCTGAGGTTCTTAAAAAAATTAGAACCGATGTAGAGGCACTAAGAACTCCAGGAGGTTTTGCATCCACAATAACTACAGAACTCACAAACGTAGCTGAAGTTGCCGAGGCTCTGAATACGAGCTTTGTTGCTTCAAGAATGAGAATACAAGAAATGGCTAGGTCTGTTTCTGAAGCGACTCCAGGTATCGTAAAATTAGGAGGAAGTATTGAAGCAGTTGGAGGAGCAATACAAGGAATAGCTGCGGGAACTCGAAGAAATTTAGTTGCACAAAAAGAGCAAGTTGAGGAACTATATGCAACAAGTAAAATTTTGGGTACAGTAACATCGAAAATTGTCGATGAATTTACCGAGGCAGGGTATTCTTATGAAAATATTGCCAAAAAACTAGAAGAATCTATTGTTTATGTTCAAAGAATAGGACTCAACGCTAAAGTTGTCGTCTCAGATGTATTGAATAACACAGATAAATTGGCAAGATTTAATTTCAGTGAGGGAGTTTTAGGGTTTACTAAAATGGCTGCACAAGCATCGAGATTGAGGTTTGATATGAAAGAAGTTTTCACTTTAGCCGACAAAGTTCTCAACCCTGAAGATGCAGTAAGAATGGCATCAGCTTTTCAAAGATTAGGTGTTTCAGTAGGAAATTTGACAGACCCGTTCCAACTGATGAACCAATCTATAAATGACCCATCAGGATTACAGGATAGTATAATCAATATGGCTAAGTCTTTCACCTATTTTGATGAAAAGACTAAAAGTTTCAGAGTCAGTCCACAAGGAATTCTAACAATGAATGCTTTGGCAGCAGAAACCGACTTGAGTGCTGAGAACTTGAAAAGAACTGCATTGGCTGCTGCGGAGATGGATGATAAATTGAAAAGGATTTCTACCACAGGATTATCTTTCAATGTTAGTGAAGAAGACAAAAAAATGATTGCTAACGTTGCAAGTATGGGAAAAGAAGGTGAATATGAGGTTTCTATAAAAGACGAAAGGGGTAATGAGTATCAAAGAAAATTAGTTGATTTACAAGAACAAGATTTCAAAAGAATTATAGAACAACAAGAAAAGGCACCAAAGACTGTACAACAGATACAAGAAAGCCAATTAAACACCGCTGAAAAAACATATGCGGAAATTAAATTCATTAAAGAATTAGTCAAAACTTCAATTTATACACAACCAGGTTTCTTGAGAAATATGGAAGATGCTTTGAACATGACAAGAAAATCTGCTGAGGGTTTTGCTAAAGCAGTGAGAAAATCAGGTTATTTTAGAGATGCGGAAGAAATTAGAGAAAAACTCAAAGAGGCTCAAAAGTTACCCGATGCGGACCGAAAAAAGCAAGAGGACCTATTATTTAAGGAGTTAATGAATTTAACTCAAAGACTTCCAGATGCTTTCAAGAATTATGAGATTGAAAGACAAAGACAACAAGGAGATATGGGTGATATGATGAAATCAATTCTCACAAGTACGGGTTTTGACATGTTTGGTGAACCTACGGGAAGAAGACCATTGAGAAGAGCAAGTGGAGGATTGGTGACAGGTCCCGGTACATCAACAAGCGATTCCATAGATGCCAAACTTTCGAATGGTGAATTTGTTGTAAACGCAGCCTCAACTAAATCTTTCTTACCGATATTAAATGCTATAAATGAATCTGGGTTGAAGTCAACTTCAACAGGAATGAGCATGAAAGTTTCTTTTGATGAAAAAACTCCGATACCTGCAGAACTTACAGTAAAACTTCCGCCAGATTTTAGTAGTATGCCATCGTATCCTGCTTTTACTGAATACATTCTACAATCTCCTGAAACTGTTAAACAAGCACTTTTGGAAGTTACTGAGGGTGCCCTATTGAGAGCTGGTAAAATTGCAAAGAAGGGGCAATATTCGGTAACAACATAATTGTGATTTAGTTTTAAAAAAAATAATGTTTACCTATTTATTGATTAAATAGAAGTATCAAGTGCCAAGTCCATTAGATTATAATAATTCGGAACGATTCAGGTCGAGATTGATGACAAGAAATCTTGCCCCTTATCCCAAGTCCCCAAATCGTCCGAATCCACCAATAACTTATGAATATCAACAATCACAATTAGCGGTTACCGATAGTCCTGACGTACTAATTGATTCTCCAATTTTAGCTAACAGACTTTATCCATTAAATCAGTTTGGTGCGGAAGGTGGATATAGAATTGTGGGGGATGTTGGAGGATTGAATAATACTCGTTCAAACCAAGGTGAATACGGACCAGGTCAACAAGACGCTCATATAATAGACCAAGCTCAGCCTGCATCACTTCAGTGGAAACCTAAAAACGCATATTCCAATGGTTCTCAAACAGTTCTAGATAGTGGTGAATACATAACTGAACCTGATTATATAAGAAGTGGTTCAAGAAACCTTTATAATAACCAACCTTATCCAACAACTTTTGTACCATCATCTTATAACCCCGTTCAAATCCTTTTAACAAGGGACCCACAGGGAAGTAATGGTTTACTGACACAAGATTCCTATATCGCTAGATTGGGAGCATTTACTCTTAGAAGGTCTTTCGAAGAAAGGATTGCAACTGAAATAAGACAACAAACTTTAGGAAGAATAAATTTATTCAACATAGATAGTGGTACAGATATATTCAATCTACTAACCACACGAGTACCCCTGATTGAACCAAATTGGGTAATCACACAACCTTCAGGACCTATTTTAGCAGCAACAGACTTCGCGTTGAGATTAGCCGGAAGTATTTTGCCAACATCACCGATTCCTGGTTCTTATTTTGACCCATCTATAAATTCAGGATTCCCCACAACCATACAACAATTACAAGCGGCCTTTACTAGGTCTAATACAAGTGTAGGTAATTTCTTTGGACAATTGTTAGGGCCACCTAAATCAGGTTCTCAAATATTTTTGAACAATACAGGGGGAGGACAAAAATCGAGATTATTCGGGAGTATAAATTATAACAAGTACAAACCTGGATATGAAAGGAATATTTTCGACAGAGTAGGGGGAGCTTTATTTGGTACTACAGTAAATAATTCTAATTACTACATTGGTTCACCAACTTCAGAACCGTCAAGAGTTTTTTCACCGACAGGAGATTTACCCAACAACGAATTTGGACAAGAAGTTCAAGCTCCTGTCTATGGTCCTCAAGAATTGGCCCAACTTTATGAAGGACCTAGTAGAGAAATCAAACTTGGGGCCAACGGTCCTGCATATATAAATGGTGGTGGTATCGAGGGTGGATTTACTTGGGTCTCACCAAAGTATAGGGGGAATGCCGGTAAAAAAGTAGGAATTGGGGGAGAAGTTACACAATTAGATGAAGACTTTAAACCATCATCATACAATTCAACTGAGTCCGTAAATTTAGAATTCAGACAGGGTTCAATACTTGATGATACCCAAAGGATTATAAATAGTCAACCACAGGGTGGAAGAAGATTACAACATGTTGGTAATGCTATGGACCAAGTAAGTAAAGTTTTCAACGATGGATATAAAGAACTTACTAAAGGTTCAAGAGTTTTAAGATATGTCGGTTCTTTAGGTAATGAGGTTGGAACCGAGTATTGTAGAGTTTTTGCTAAAGATATACCATATCTTCAGTATAATGACCTTCAAAAACAAGACGGTGTTGTAAATGAAGGTAGAAGATTTTCTTATTCTGTATTCGACAAAACATATAATTTGAATATTGCACCTAACAAACAAGAAGGAGGTCAGGCTTCATCAAACTTGATAGGAACAAATAATACTGCTTTTGCTAAGAAATATATGTTCTCATTGGAAAATTTAGCATGGAGAACATCAAATACTCCTGGTATAAATGTGAATGAGTTACCAATTTGTGAGAGAGGTCCAAATGGTGGAAGAGTGATGTGGTTCCCACCTTATGGGTTGACATTTAATGAGACTGTAAATGCGAATTGGAAGACACAAGATTTTCTTGGTAGACCTGAACCAATTTACACTTATACAAATACAAGTAGAGGTGGTTCATTACAATGGAAAATTGTTGTTGACCATCCATCAGTTCTGAATGTTATTGTGAATAAGGTTTTGAATAACGAAAGTAATAAAGAAAGAATTAATGGAATTTTGGAATCATTCTTTGCTGGTTGTAAAAAATACGATTTATATGAACTGGCTAAAAGATATTACACAATTCCTCCAAATGAATTACAAGATATTCAACAAGCTATTGCGTCAAAAAATCTGAGTAAAGAACAAGTAAGTGTTGCTAAAAATACTTTAGCTACGGGGGCAAGAGATACTCAAAGTAGTTCACAACCAATCACACAACCTTCACAGAACACACCACAAGACACACTGAAACAATTCCAAAACTTTGCATTGTATTTTCCCAATGACATTCCAGCACCTCCATCAGTATCACCTGTGGTTGGAAGTTATTCACAATATTATACAGATTATATCAACCAAAGTACAACCACTTACGCGGGGCAAGGAGTTTTTATAAACAATGTTGTAACTCAGAATTACAATCACATCCAAGTAAATTTCTTCAATGAACTCAAAACAGTGATGAAGAATAACCCTTCATCTAAAGTTGTAATAGAATTATTGGGAAGTGCGTCAGCCGCGGCAAAACAAACATACAATTTAGAACTTTCACAGAGAAGAATAGATAGTGTTAAAAATTTATTTGCTTCGGACCAATTGCTAAACTCGTACATACAATCAGGTAGAATTACATTTACAGAAGTTCCAAAGGGAGAAGGTGCCGAAAAAGTGCAAGTTTTTCAGTGGGATGCTAGTTCGAATCAATTTATAACTAATACTGAATTCGAAACTTGTACTGACAACGATGACAACAATAATAGTTTGGCGGGAGCACCAATAACTAACTCCACAGCTATGGCTTGTAGAAGAGTCAAAATCAAATCAATAACAGTAAGTGCACCCGAACCATCTCAATTACCTCCAAATGTTGTACCTACTCAACCGACCACTGGTATAATCCCCCCAACTCCACCAACAACAGTTGAGCCTAAGTTTAGAAAGACTGATAATATTTCAAAAAGAATTGTGAGAGCTCTTATATCTGAATGTGACTATTTCGAAACAATCAAACAAGACTCTCCGATGTTATATGATAATCTCAAAGACAAATTGAAATTCTTTCAACCATCATTCCATTCCACAACACCTGAGGGTTTGAATTCTAGACTAACCTTTTTACAACAATGTATGAGACCCGGGGATACTATTCCGACTGTGAAGGCAACTGCGGGGGGTGCGTATGAATTGGAGTATAATAATGCTGTAAATACTGCTTTTGGAACACCACCGGTCTTGATACTCAGAGTAGGTGACTTTTATAACACTAAAATAATTCCAACAAGTTTAAGTTTGAATTTTGAAGGTTTGGATATAAATCCTGAGGGTATAGGTATCCAACCTATGATTGCAAACGTCACTTTGAATTTTAATTTTGTTGGGGGTCAAGGATTGAAAACTGCGGTCGATAAATTACAAAACGCTTTGACATTCAATTACTACGCTAATACTGAGATGTGGGACGATAGAGCCGACCCAACCGACGACTCTTTCAAAGTGTTAGATAAAGAATTTTTACAAAGTGTTGCACAACCTACCGCTCCTACCACAAATCAAATTCAGAATATAGCGGCTTTAAGTAATAGTACTACTATAGGAGATAGACTAACGAATGTTATTACGGCAACTGACGAAACTGGTAAAATAAGTTACAAAGGCTTTATGGATACTTTTGTGTCAACAACACAAACTTACTTTACTTCTGTGTTCAATCAAAGTAAATCTATTTTTTCTCAATACAATAATGCCATGTTACAACAATGGAGCATTGAAAGAAAGTATCAGGAGGGAACTTTTTATACAGACCCGAACACAATTACTTATTTATACGGTAAGGCAGATAATCTACAAAAAAATATAAATAAAGTTTTTACCGACATGATTGCTCAAATAAATGCCGGTCAAGACCCGTGGATTGAATGGATAAATAATACTGACAAGGATTTCTCAAGAGCAGCTAAAAATCAAATGAAACAAAATTATTTGGATTTTGTTAGGGCTAAACAAGGTACTTTTATAAATGCCGCAACAACAATTGTACAAGATGTTGTGAACACTCAACAAGCTTATCTTCAATATATTAGTAGAGCTAATATTGTACCATACTCAGGTACATCGTGGGATAACACTGACGGATTCCAAGAGACAAATGGTAATGTTGTAATTTATTGGGTGTCGGGAACAACAGGGGTAGGACCTGTGAATGCTGGAAATCCTAATCCTCCCACAACAACAAATCAGGAAATTGACCAAGATATAGATTTAATCAAAGTAAGTTTAAATGATTTCTATACTAAATTGACAAGTGACGTAAATTTCAGTGTAGGTTCTGATAGCTATACAGGAATATTGGTAAGAGTGAATAGTACAGAAATAAGTACAATCATAAATGATGTATTTTTTCCGTTCAGTAAGAACCCGTTGTTTAGTGGAAATCCTTTCAAAAGACAATATATGATTTTGTCTAACGACTTAAAGGGAGAGGCTTATGAAAGTTTTAAAAACGCTATGATAGGAAATCTACTTGAAAATCAATCTTTAGCACCAAGAGGGGCTTCTATGAGATATTCTGAAGAGTTTGATGCGTATTGGAGAGCGATTGTAAAACCAGCTTTTGACGAAGAGGATACTCTTACTCAAACATTCCTAAATGAGATGGAGACAAATCAGATGAAAAACTTCTTAAACTTTACACCGTTCCCATTAGGAAAACCAAGAGAGTTTAACTACGCGAAATCAAGTGCTCCTGACCCTAACCAAGAAGTATTGATAAAATCTTTGGGGGCAAAAACAAACCAAAACACAGATAATAAATGGAACACACCAACAACGCCAGGTGGAGACGTTCTTATATCTAAAGTTAAATTGAACTAATGTCATACCCTTATTACAACAGATATAATGAATTTACATTCAACGGAGAACAAACTATAGTTCCTTATGTGACAATTCCTGCAAAAACTACAGACCAAACATACATCTATAAGGTAGGTCAAAGTAGATTGGATAGAATTTCACAACAATATTATAGTTCCCCTGTTTTTGGATGGTTGATTCTACAGGCTAATCCAATTTTTGGTGGACTTGAAAACTACATCTATGATGGTGCTATCTTGGTTATACCATTTCCATTGATACCATCTCTTCAAGATTATAAAACAGCTGTAGAACAATATTTTTATTATTATGGCAGGTAGTAATATTCAAGGAGATTTAAGTGGTCATATTTTACCTGAGTTCGATTATGATAATATTATCCTGATTGACCCTAATAAAACTATTGACAATACTGGTAGAATAAGTGAGAGAATTGTAGACCACGAAAATTTGGTAATGTATGCCAATTTGGAGGCACAAATTTTACCGAGAACAAAACTTGCACTCGGAGTCCAACCCAACGAAAATGTAAATACTAGCATGACTATTGCTAGAATCAATTTTCTGAAGCCCACCAAAAACAATTACATAGGTACAGGTTATTATGATGAGTTGACAGGTAAGGATGCGTTGACTACTCAGTTTTCAAACGCCAAATTAGAAAAGACTGTCACACGTGGTAACAAAGCTTATTTCGTAGACACAGTACTAGACCAACAAAACGTCACAGATAATGGGTTATTAGGAATCACCTCTATCATATGTAAACTTGGTACAAGTTTCATTCCATCAGTCTCAATGCAACTCGAAGATGTCCAAGGGAAAGCTTTATTCCAATTAGGAGATAACTCACCTTATGCAGCATTCTTCACTTTACCATACCCTCAATTTTATTTAACACTAAAAGGTTACTATGGTCAAGCAATAAAGTATCAACTTTACTTAGAAAAGTTTGATGCGAGATTCAATACCTCAACTGGAAATTATGCAATTACTTTAGAATTCAAAGGATTCAAATTCAACATCTTGAATGAGATTCTTATATCTCATCTTTTAGCAACCCCTCACATGTATAACAGAAGATTTGCTACAAGTTTGGAACCTGTTGTTGCCAACCCTGCGACAAACAATCAAAGTTTACAAAACTCATCTTCAGCTCAACAAGGTGGTATTACTACAGCCACCCGCGCTGAAAATACAGTCTATGCTGAATTTGTAACCGAAAGGGGGTATGAAAAAATTGTAGAGGTTTACAGTGAATATAAAAGTAAGGGATTGATTCCCCAAGATTTTCCTGAATTGACTCTATTACAATTGATGAACAAACTTGAAATGTTTGAAAGGAACGTCGTCAATTCTTATCCTTTGGTCAACGTTGAGCCACTAACTAACATAAGGAACTATTTGAAAACATTAAAAGCGTTTGTCGAGACTTTGATTGGTCCGCAAAGCAGTAGTTGGTTCCTAACTAATTTAGACCCAAGAGCGATAATTTTAGACAACAATAATAGGGTCTATTTTTTCAAAAAAGAGCTTCAAACAAATTTAGCTTCACAAACAGCCGCAATCAAAAACCTTTCCACAATTTTTGATAGGAACTTATCTGAGTTGAGGAAAAACCCAACTTTGGGTGTTGACAGCACTGAAAACATAAAGATTGATAAACTTACGCCAAATCAAATTCAGGTAACTATTGATTTGAGTCAAATAAACAAAGATGCGACTGCGGCATCTTTTTTTAATGTAATAAGTGCGAGCGACGTTCAAAAAACTACAACCAAAAATAATTTGGATATTTTGTTGGCTAAGAAAGGGACAGTTATAAATGGCACTACCGTACAAAGTGACCCAATCTTTTTCAATTTTGACCAACAGGGTGGATTTACACAAACAGTGAATCAAATAGAAGAGGAAGTCTTGAAAAAACTCAAAGCTTATGAAACTGCGATTACTGAGGAATTAAAAATACTGATTCAAGACAAATCGACAGGTATCGGATTTAATCCAACGGTTAGAAACATGTGTGCTGTAATAATGGCAAACACTGAAGGTTTCATTAGATTATTAGATGATTGTCATACCAAAGCTTGGAGTGTGAAATATGACCCTGTTAGGTCCTTAGCAATTCATAACAACAAATCATCAGCAAGAAACACTGAGGCTCAGACTGTTGTTCAAATTACTAGTCAGGCGGCAGGAGAAAATCAAGGTATAGTAAATGGACAGACACCTGTTTATCCTTGGCCTCAGTTTTTTGTTGAAAGTCCTGATGATAAAAAAGGCAGATATCAGTTACAATATCTTGGAGCACCATCAGTGGTCAAAATCACCCAAGCCTCTGACTTTTCCAAGTGGCCTGAAGTTGAATTCGTTGAGGAGTATATAAAGGGTTTGATTATGAAAGACAATGTTCCTTCTACACAGACCCCTATCGAAAGTCAACTTACAACATTTGCCATTCAAATAAATGCAATAGAATATCCAACTTCAAATGTCATTTATTCAAACAAACAGGAAGTCAGATATTTTTACGAAATATGGGAAAGAGAATATGTAACTGCAAACTATTCGAATTTTAGTAGGGCCTTACCAAATCAAGTTACACCATTCATAACTTTGAATACAAGTGTAGAAACTAACAACATCATAGAAAGTCTCGGTGTCAATAGTCCGAGTATTACATTCAAATTAAAAAATACTAATTTGAATTCGCAGAACTACCCCACTTTCTTGAAACAAATTTCAAACAATGGAACAGGACCTTCTTACTATAATTACGAACGTGGATTCTTTGTCACATCATATCTCAAAGAACTGACTGACAACCCTTTTTCTATTTTAAAAACAACAGAGTTAGGGTTGGAACCTCTCCAAAGTGCGGATTTAAAACCTTTGGTAGATTTGACTAAAAACGCTAGTAATGATTTTAAAATAATAGATACATACCCATTCACTTCAAGTGGTTGGGTTCAAACTAACATGTCTCAAAGTTCTAGAGCAACACTCAATAATGTTTTCGATACAAAAAATGTTATAACAGTATTTGCGGACAGAAATATGGTTTCAAACTTTACAGATTTGTATGATTACATAAACAAAAGACCTGTTACCAATTTTGGTTACAGAACCACACCAACTCCGAGTATTGTTGTTGAAAGTCTATCAACTCAACCTAATGTAAGTACACAAACTATGAATTTGTATTACAACGGGAGTTTGAACAATACTACACGTATGGTGCCAACAGAGGGTTTTGTTCAAACGCCATCTAGTAACTACTTAGGTAAAACACAAACAACATCAATATTGAACACACCATTTTTTATAAATGCGATACAAAATGGTGTTAGATTAGAAAAAAACAGAAATAGGAACCCTTACATACAAGCCGCTTACTTATTCATAAATTCTCTTCCACTCATAAGTCTGAGAGAGAGATATAAAAGTTTGGGAATAAATAATGAGTTGGATTATATGGCTTCATGTTTCAATAAATTCGGTGCCGTTCACAAAGTACCTTATGCTTGGATATTGAAGATGGGTTCAATATGGTATAGGTACAAAACATATGTAGAAACGAATAGAGATATTTTAGATGGTATATGGAACAATTTCGATTATTTAGGCAATTTCGACCCGGTTTTTAGTGCTAAAACTACAACATACGAATTTCAATTCCCAATAACTAATCCGACCAAATATAAAGTTAGTTTAGAGAAACAAAATCAAAATCTACTCGAGATACAGACAGGTTTCTATCCCAAGCTTATGAATGATTTTGCCTATTT